AAGCTCCAAGAGGAAGAGATGAAATCGTGTCGCCAAGCAAACGGACACAAGCATAAACAGTTGACATTCTGATTGCAGAATCAGGTGTGACATCGACTCCTGATGGAGCCATAAAAGCAGGGCGACCAGGAACCAATGGCTCTACCCATTGTGAGTTCATATTCTGTCGCTTCTCGCCTTGAATGCGAATGCGCTTTGAAATTCCCATCAGTTAGCCTTCTCCGTTATCCACACTAGAAATGACCCCAAGCAGACAAGAGCAAGAGGAACTGAGAACATTGCAAGACCTGTTGTTGCGATAATTAAACCGCCGACTCCGACTAGCATTGACACATCAAGTTTTTTCATAATGCCTCTCATACTTGAATTGAAAAGAATTGAGCCACAGGGGGCTTAGGCGGTGGCGGTTGCGTGGCTCTGTCGTAGCCAAAAATTGCAGCAACGGCGGCATCGACTTTGCGCCGAGCCGAGGCCTTTGCCACCATCACACCGCGACTTGATTGTTTGGTGACACAGTTTGCGATGTGCCTTGCCAAGCCTTCATTGCCATCGTGAGTGAATGACTCATTGACAACTGCCTCGTAGAACTTTTGTGTTGCAGGAACCATTCGTTCTGCTGAGTTGGGATAAGCCAAAACGGGCAAGCCCTCTTCATCGAGAACCATAAATGTTCGGTTCCATCTTGCGGGGTCGAAAACAATCTCTCGCACAGTGATTCGATTATTTCGTGCAGTTGAAATGATGGCTGCTTCGACTTCGGCCACCGGCACAAACCAACCTTGTTCTGCATTATCAGGCTTCTCCCATAATCCAATGACTGAGCAATGTGGCTTCTCTCCGCCTAGATACCAAGCGATAAGAGCTGTTGAGTCATTAGAGAAAGAACCATCAAAGGCAAGAACTACATCTTCGCCAGGAATATGCGGTCTGCCTTCATAAGTTAAGGCTTCCCACGATCCTTGTGGAAGCCAAGCAGTTGTTGTGCTGACAAAGGTGTTGCATCTCTTGGTTCTAAATTCTGCTTCAGGTGTTCGCAATACTGCCGACTCAAAATCTTGAGTGTCAACAATGTCGCCAAGACCAGGATTAGCTTCTGCCCAAACTTGCGGGTTTCTATGGTCGGCATCAACGGCAGTTGGTTCCCACCAAGCAAAGAAGAACGAGGGGTCAGTCTTTTCGCCCTTGACTAATTGTTGTCCATATTGGTAGAGCGAATAGCAGAGTGAATCTTGGCCCGCCGAGTCGCTCTTGATGCCCGCAGTTGTAATGCCGAAAAGTAAAGAATCCGCGCGAGCGCCACCGGCAAGGGATAGCGTGTTCCATAAATCCCACGATGGTTGCGCGTGGACTTCGTCAAAGATAACAAGCGGTGAAGGGTTGAGTCCTTCTTTTGTGTAAGCCTCGGCAGAGAGGACACGATACACACTCGCCTTCTCTTTGAACTCTATTGCATCGCGGTAGAGAACAAACATTGATGAAAGTTCTTCATCAAGTTCAATCATTCGCTTAGCAGTGCCAAAGACGATTCGTGCTTGATCTCTATCTGCTGCGCAAGAATAAATCTCAGAGCCATTGCCACCAAGAGTCAATCCTGCAAGACCCATTGAAGCTGCAAGAGCAGACTTGCCATTCTTGCGAGCCATTCCAACGAGTGCGGTTCTATGACGAAAGCGCCCATCTTCTCGGCGAGCAAGTGCGTGGCGCAGAAGTTCTTTCTGCCAATCACGAAGAATGAGAAGTTTTCCGGCAGGAGAAGCGACGGAATCCTTTGTGACTCGACAAACGGCCTCAGCAAACTTGGCATAGACATCGCCATCGCCATTGTCTTGTTCTGACTGTGGCACTGGCGTTAGCCAGCGCGGGGGCCAACTACTTTGAGTCATTCTTGTTTTGGATTATCTCTTCGAGCTTGGTTCTCGCTTTGACTTCAGCAACTCCCATCTTGCTACGATCTACGGGAGTCAAACCAAGTTGGCAAAGAAGTTTGAAGATTTCAGTTTCTATCGTTGAGAGCATTCCAAACAAAGGGTTGGCATAGGCATAGCCCTTGTCGGTGTAAAGGACAAACTCGCTCTTTTTCATTTTCTTAGAAAGTTCTTTTTGGCGAGTCATCTTCTCGACAAGCGAGGTCAGCAATGGTTCATCGGTGACGGCTATCCAAGGAGCGAGTCTGCGCAGCTCGGCCCATTTTGTTTTTTGAACCTTGCTCAAATGAGCAGGCGGTTGACCGGCTAGTTGTGGAAGCATAATTAAATTCTTTTGGTCGGGCAGTTTTCGACCGCCTGGATTGCCCAATAAACGCTTGACTTCATTTGGCTTTGGTTGTGGCCCTGGCATTACAAATCATCACTCACTTGAATAAAACCCCCGTAGGTTGTATCTTGCTATTGTATGCAGAAAGGAATACGCGGGGTGCTTTACGCGCCTGTTTCCCACACTTTTTGCCCATACCCGTATGTGCCACGGGGGGTCAATTTAATTCTGTGCGTTTTTTCCTTTAGATGAATTACAAGAACGACAAAGCACTTGGATATTTTGCAATTCGTTTCTGCCACCATTAGCCAAACTAATTATGTGATCCGCCGTCAGGTCTTGAGTGCTATGGCACAGGCGACAAAATGGTTGCAACTGCCGAGCGAGCTTAGATAACTTCTGCCACTTGTAATCATATCCGCGTGCAGTTCGTGACGGGCGCAGTGCTTCTTTCTTTCGTTTGCATTCAACACAGAGATAAGAGTTGCGAACTATTGTTCCGCATTGTGCGCAAGGTCTAGGAAGTAATGCCATCGTGTTTCACTAAGTATTCTATTGCCATCGCTAGGCGGGTAGGTGAGTCCTTAAAAAATCCAAGACCCTTGTTGCAATAAGAACAAACAATTCCTCGCACAATAAGTGTGTCGTGATTATGGTCAATGATTAACTTATCATTGCTTTCATCAGCAGTGATTCCACATATAGCACAAGAGTTATTCTGTTTCTTTAACAGTTCGTCATAGTGTTGCTTTGCTTCACGAACAAACTTTCTATGAATCTGCCTACAATGTTTGCAGATGTTGTGTCTTTTGTTTATTGCTTTATTAGTGAAACGAAACTCTGTTATCGGATATTCAGTTCCACACTTACGACACACACGCGATTCATTCGGCTTCCTCGTCATCATCTTCATCATCCGTTCCGAAGCCTGCAAGACGATCCTCAGTTGGAAGAGATAGATAACATTGCAGCGTTGCATTCACTGCTCTGCTCAATAACGACTCGATAGCATCAAAGGAAAGATTCTGGTCGGTTGTCATCTCTGACTCAACATCACCAATGCTTATAGTTATGCTCAACATTGTTGTAGCTCCAAACGCATATCAAGCAAATCGTCTATGAACTCGTCAACAATGTCGCGTTGGCGTTGAGTGTAATGAGGAAGGTTGCGTGCCTTAGTAGCGTGACCAAGGGCTTCATCGATTTCGTGGATGGATTGTTCCGAGATAGGGAACTCTGATAACGAAAGTGTAGCAGAGAACCTTGACAACATTCTAGGCATTTTGTTGCCTCACTTTCATTAGGGCTTGGAGATCGTAAGTCGAACCCCGTTTCTCAATTCCAAACTTTCTAACTGCTCGATAAACCTCTCGCTCTGTCATTTGTAGCCAAGCTGCAATTGCCTCGATGTCGAGAAAGAATCTGCGATTCGGATTGCTCATTGCTAGTGCCACCAATCTCAAGACCGACCAACTTTGTTTACATCCAAAGCAACTGACATCTTGTGACATTTGTTCGACATCAATGACAACAAAACGATTGCAGTCATCAGTCGGACAAGGAATCCTTCTTGCCTGTTCTTTGAACTTTTTGGCGGCTGCACGACCCCTAGCGTGTAGCCCCCAAACTTCCCCTGCGAAGTCTAACGCCCACGGCTGAGTCAATGTCCAAGAAAGGTGGGCAATGTGGAACTCACAGGTTGCCAAGACTTCAAGGTCAGTAGTCGGCTCCCTCTTTACTAACGCAGGCGGTGTCAAGGCCCTGTCGCGCCTGATAATACCTTCCCACCCGTGAAGGATGGCAAGAAGGTCAGTAGCCATTGAAAAGTCCAAGGCATTGACATTGATACCGATAGAGCGTTCGGCGCTGACCGCGCCACTGCCGGTGCGAGATGGCTCAAGGTAGAAGCCTGCCTCGAACTGCAACTGTGGCAACTCTTTCAAGGTAGCTCGCAGGCGACCGAAGCAACTGCGACACTCGCCTTCAATTTCTTTCTTACAGACTAAACATTGCATCAGAACGGCCTTCCTATGTAGTCGAGTTCTTTCCAATAGTTCGGGGGTGTCACTTCAAAGAGTTTGAATGAGGAACAGTGATGTTCTCCCAAGATGACCGACCTCTTGGTCTTGCCCCACTTGATTCGGTTGGCACTTCTCTCAACCGCCTCGAAGGACACCTTGGTCTTGTGGCACTCAAAGGTCATCACCTTGTTGATCCGTTTGATTATCTCTTCCTCGATGGTTAGGACAGGGGTATCAAGTCGGCGAGCAAAGCCAGCCCAACTTATCCCTGCCCAAATGAGGGCTCCGCACCTTGAGCAATTTATAGGTTTGAAATCTTGATTCATAAATTGCTTCCCGCTTTTTTCATCATTTTCAACCTTCGCTTAGAATTGGCAGACTTAGTGTCCCCCCCTTATAGGGGGGACTACTAAGTAGTCGCAAGGCGGGAAGTCCCGCACTTTTTTTGGGTGGGAAGGACATTTCGGACATTTTCTTACCCATTGAAGCTCTCCAAATGACCTACTGGAAACCATATTTTGGCACTGCCAACGGTCTTAACACTGACCCTGTTGTAATGTAAAGCAGACTTTCTAGCAGTTGTCATCGCCTTGTTTCTTTCATCGATTCCAAGAAGTGATAGCAATTCGCTAGTGGTCTTGCCAGGGTTAGCAATTACGACCTCAACCCATTGATCCTCTAAAGCCATCTTCTTGGCGACCTTGGCACTGGCACCGCCAAGTTTAAGACGGCGCGATGCATCGTCATAGGCAAGAGCCTGTTGCTCTAGGAATACATCACGGCCATCGGCAGAGAAGAATCGCCCTTCCTCAGTCTTTGACAGAAGCCATCTAACATCGGCCCAATCATCAAGGCGAGTAGCACCGCGAGCGCGTTCAATGCCGTGTTCCTGAGCCCTGCCTGTGTGCATAGGAATGACCAAGTTATCCACAGATGCCTGCTTCTTAATGAAATCCAAGGTATCTAAGAACAGACCAACATCGCTATTAGAGTTCTCATCGCCTGAACCTACAAAGGCGCGGGCAAATGGGTCCATAATCCAAGTTTGGCAATCAAGGTCTTGCAAAATGCTAATGATTAGCCTCTGCACTCGCTCACTGATAATCGGCAGCCTTTCGCCTCTTAGGTGAACCAAGGTGACTCGCTCAGATTGCTTTATCTCAACATCTTTCATCCATCGGCGATATTGATTCTCGCTAACTTCATAGTTAAAAATAACAATGCGGCGTTTGTGAGTCGGTTCTTGGAAATAATCAAGAAATTTAATCTCATCAGCTAATGAACGGGCTAAATCGTTGATTAAAGTCGTTTTGCCAGCCTTGTATTGCGCCGTAATAGAGATATTAGCGCCTTGGGGGAAAATGTCCCTAATCACCCATTGAGCCTCAATTTCAGGCAGTTGTAGTTCTTCTTTCAGGCTTCGGACAAAGATAGGCTCCTTATAGGTGGCACTTGCCTCTTCTTCTTTGATGATGCGAGTTGCCTCTTTGCGAATGCGTTGTCGCTCAAGTTCTGCCTCAAGTGGAGTTAGACCGGCACCGACAATGCCAAGGCCATCGCCACTGGCGCTTGCACTTGGCAAAGCAAGAGAGCCAAGCTCTCCGCTTGTGCCATAGCCTTTTTGCCGAAGGGCATTGGCGCAGGCACCAAAGTCACCGCCAAACTTAGTTAGGGCGGTATAGGCGAACTTTGAGTAGGAGCGATCAGAGTCCAATGCCACTGACGATGTGAAAATGTGGAAAAGGTCATTGCCTTGATAATTGGTCGTTGCGCTTATCCCATAATCTTTGCCAGGTCTTCTCCAGTCAGTTTTGCCCATTGAATCCGAATGCAATTTTGTCCAGCCATCAGGAATAAGGATTTCATCCCAAGTGGTGCGAGCATTGAAGTCATCGCCTGGCAATAATTGTCCAGATACTCTCGGTTTTGCTACTGGCTCATTAAATTGCTCTTTTGGCATCTCATCTAGTGAAATAAATAGTTCACGCAACGCATCGACTTCTTCTTCCGTGAAGGTAGGAATTGTCTTTGGGTTGCCTTTGATGATATTCCAACCATTGCCTGATGGATGACAGATGCCAGGGGTTGGAGCAGTGACAACAAAGCCACCTTCGCCCCTTGATTCGGCTAGAACTGAGATAACTGCGTTTTCATCCATTCTTCTAGCAAATCTTTCATTGCCTGGAATCAAACCCTCACTCTTTAGCAACCAATGCAGACCGCCTGAAGGTGAGCGTTCAACATAGCCTGAATTAAGGCGTTCAAATAAATCTATGATGTTATTTTCTTTGGCACGATGGGTTAGAAGGTCAATTGTCTGTAAAGTTGCAGCTCTTGCCTCTAACTCAATCATTAGTAGATTTCCACTTACTTGTCCACATAAAACACCTAGACCATCGGCTTTGGCAAACCATTCAAGAACTTGCTCCTGTGATGGCTTCTCTTTTTGATACTGAGTCCAAGATGGAACTGCCGGTGCTTTTTGGCGGTGACGGTTGACGGGTAGCGGAACTATTCCCTCAACATAAAACTCTAAAGCCCGAATTAAAACCTTGTTATCGGCTGGCTCGGTAAAAGGCGCGGATGCAGTTTGCATTAGTCAAGGTCCCCTCGTAGATACTTTTTGACTAACTTGTGTTTCGCCAAATTCTTCTCTGTTCCTAAAGCATTTCTTTGAACGAGTATGAACATTTTTGTATGTTGCATCAGAGTCACGCCTGCGATGCGTGAAATTTGCTTCCACTCTCGTTCTAATTCAAAATGATGATCCGAGCAAAGTAGAACCAAGTCTTCTATTGGCTCATCGAAGAGATTTTCATAAGTTATATGATGAAAATTGAACTTAGGTTCATTTAGAGTCCAGGGTTTATCACAGACCCAACAAAATTGGGGCATTGAAGAGAGCCAATAATCTCGTTTGCGGCTGGCCCACTGAGATGAATCTAAATATCGCAAATAATTTTCTTTGCGGGAATGTAGAGCTGCTGGTTGAAATGCGCTAAGATTGGTCATATCGAGCCTCCTATTAGGTTCGGTCAAGCCCTCGGTGGTTAGCGCCACGCGGGGGTCTTTCTTTGTATTCACCATACCCCCAAAAGCCAACATTTTCTTCTCCCCCGTCATTGTCATATTAAATCGACCACCATCCCCTAATCGTTCCCCCTAGTGGGCAGATATTCCAATCTGCCTTGCCATCTCTTATCCATTGCTTATGAAGTTCTATTTGAAACTCGAAATCTGTTTCGTGAGTGTCACGCCCGCAGTCAGGACATATTGGAACTCCAATGGTTTCGAAGATGTGGCGACAAGGCTTCTCTTCCTTCAACAATTGATGGGTCATTATTCACCTCTAAATATCCTTCGAGTTTTAGCTGTTCAACAATTGCAAGACCCATCTGAAATGGTGTATCAGGCAAGGCCATTTCATATAATCGCCACAAGATATTGGCAATGGCACCTTCGGGCGAGTGGCGGCTCATAACTGCCCCTCAATTGCTTCCAAGATTTCTTTTCCTAATTCATAAGGAACCATTGAGCGAAGCCTTGAACCTTGAATGCCTTGAGTTCCCGTTCGCGATCCTCTTGGTGCTGCTTCGTGGCAAGGTTGCCCATTCTTGCAAGGTGTCCTTGGTTGCCAGCCTTTGACATTGCCCCACAAATCAGTTGCTTTCATTCTTGAATCCCCATAGGTGCAATAAGTGACTGTCCGTAGAGAAAAACCTTTTACAACTGGCAACTTGCGAAGCATTCCTCTTGGGTTCTCCATAAGCCATCCATAAGTCGGATTCAGGTCTGCAATCAAAGCCAAAGTGTGCGCGACAAGTTCTTGACTTTGGCGAGCTGCATCGGTTCTTGGTTGTGGGTCTGCTCCACCTGAAATCCAGTGATGACCCATCGATGCAACGCTGAAAGCAGTGCAAGGCGGTGAAGCCCATACAAAATCAGGGCGACCATAAACTTCAATGAGATAATCTGCCGTCAAATCAAAGACATCAACATTTTCGGTTGCCTCAAAGAATTTATCCAACTCAAAACTCAAGACTTCGTGACCGGCATCCTTGAAGGCTTGAGTTGAGCTGCCCGTGCCTGAGAATAAATCAAAGACTCTCATAGTAAGAACCCCTCATTGTCACTTACTGCAAACTCAATTCGTGCCTTAGCAATTGGCAAATACTCATCGGTCATTTCAATTCCAATGAACTTAAACCCTTCATACATCGCAGCCTTGCCAGTTGAACCTGAACCCATAAATGGATCGAGAACGATGCCGCTAGGCGGTGTCACAAGGCGACAGAGATAGCGCATTAGCTCGGTTGGTTTGACTGTTGGGTGATGATTTTTTTCTCGCAGATTGTTTGGAGTAAAAA